CTGGGCCACGCCATCACCCGCCTCGCCCATCGCATGCACGACTGGGCTGATCGCCGCTGAGATATTCCGCCTGCTCGATCCAGTAGTGGTTTGGGAGTTTTCTCCCATGCCTACTACTGTGTGCATGGAGCAACACTGTGTGCTAATGACGCAACACACAACAGACTCTCGTGCACCAGGGAGCACGAATGTGTTGCTGCGCAGCAGCGAAGTACGGTGACTGAGACAAACGTCACGTGTCCGTGACTTGCGACGGTGCTCCATGGCAGTGCACCCTGATGGGGTTGTCGCACAAGCAATACAGGAAGGGGGCGTATGGATCACCGGCAGACCTGCAGATTCGACCGGCCCTCGGCACGCTCAAGTCGTTCGAGTTTCCGGTTGACCTCGGTGAGCAGATCGCGGACGTTCCGGCGAAGCTCCTCTGCTTCGTCCTTGGGGTCGCGCGGTGTCACGTTGTAGTTGGTCTCGTCCCCTATGAACTGGATGAGCGCATGGAACCCCCGCTCTCGCGCGAGCTTCAACATGTGCAGCAGTTCCTCGGGGTCGAGCTTTGCTGAACGATCGGGGTTTAGACAATCATCAAGCCAGGAGGCGGCTTTCTCGCCTTTCTTGGGGAAAACCAGCGGGCCGATAGCTTTCGACCCTCCAGCGAACGACACAAAGCCACGGAGCGCGCCATAGATGTCGTCGAACCAGAGAGTGAGGTTTTCTGACATGTCCGTTTTTTCCGTAAGGACCCGTAAGCCGCGTCAGCCACACTTGCGGCTGGTGATTGATAATGAGCGTGACGATGCCGATTCAGAACCGGGCGGTGGGTATATGTCAGGACGCAATTCGTGGCGCGGAACGCCTGAGATTTCCTCGACAGTCAGAACACGTTCGGCCGGAATACGCCCGGATCGGCGCCACTTCTGGACTGCTTGGTATCGCACCCCGCATTTGGTGGCGAAGGGCAAGAGACCACCGCCACCAGAAATTGCCCGTTCGACTGCGCTCATGACCCGCAATTTACAACTGCCGGTTGCATTACGTCAACAACCGCGAGTCGTAGCCCTTTTCCCTACCATGCAACCTATGGTTGCTAGCTCCCAGACCGAGCGGGAACGTTTCGCCAAAGCCCTGAATGAGCGGATAGCAAAGGACCATCCGGACAAATGGGGTCGAGCGGTATGGCTGCACGACACCCTGAGGGACTTCTGGAAGCGCACCGGCAAGAAGGGCAAGCTCGTTTCCGCAGCAACTTGTGGATACTGGGTCGCCGGTACGAAGCTCCCTAAAGCAGAGCACGTGACAATGCTGTGCAGCGCCCTGGGTATGACCAGGGACGAGCTGTTCGGGGGACACGGTGACGCTGGAGATCCCCGACTCGCCCTGATCATCGAGCGATGGGACGAGTTACCCGAAGAAATGAAGAACGGCCTGTATGCCTTCTTCAATCCTGCGCGCCGCACCGGCTCAGAATAATTCCCCAACCGTTCTCCGCACCCAGAAAAACCCGGCGCAATGGCCGGGTTTTTCGTTTGTGCTTTGCACGCGTAAATTCACAACTGCTGGTTGTTGACAATCACAACTACCGGTTGTAGTCTTCCGTCACGCACCGGCCACCAGGCCGAGCAAACGGGAGATGGGTCATGTCGCACGCCGAGACGTTTACCTGGGACGCGAACTGAGGTCCCAGCCATGGCCAAGCGCAAATCACGCCTCCCGCCACGCCCGTGGCATCTCGAGCCGGTGAAAGAGCCAGACGACGGCAGCGAGTACGCCGTCCTCGACCGAGACGACGAACACATCATCACCGTGCATGGACGGGATGACGATCCGGGCTCGGCTCTGGAGACAGCGGAATTCGTGGTACGTGCGCGTAACGCGCGGCTGTAACAACTGTTGGGGAGTCCGATGGACATCACAGTCAATCTCACGCTCAGTCCCGTGCAAGCTGCAGGGCTGAAGCGATTCGCCGAGAAGGTCACGCATGACGACGCGCTGGCTGTCCTGTACCCGCACGTTGCCCCCGAGCTGCGCAGCGATCAGGCGTACACGATCCTGAATGCCTTCGCCCGCCTCGAGAGCGACTTGGCCGATGCCGGGGTGCGGAGTTGGCCCTGGATCGAGACGGGGTCGGTGTCATGAGCAAGCTAGTGGACACACGGGTCTGGGAGCTCGCGAAGCTCTTCCTGCCCACCGCGACGGACGCTGAGGTTCAGGCGCTCGCCGACGACATCCAGGCGGCGTGCGACGACCACGCCGAGTCCTTCGAACTCAAACATCAAGTGGACCGGGGCAGTGTGTTCATCCCGGCCGCATCGGGAGTCAAGCAATGAGCTTTCAGAAACTCGACCAGTATTGGCTCGAACTGTCCGCCCTCCACTACCAGCGTGAGGCGAAGCGCGCCCAGATCATGAAGCTGGAAGCGGAGATCGAGACCACCGAAACCCGGATGGGTGAGGTGCTCGCCGACATCCGGGAGCAGTGCAACCAGCTCAAGGCTGCGAACCGCGCGCCCGAGTTGGACCGCGTGCTCCAAAGCATCGCGCTCTCGCAGTCGACGGAGAAGGTATGAGCTGGCAACCCACCCTGCTCGAATGCGCGCTGCTATGGCTGGCGATCTGCCTCACGATCTGCGAGGTGTCGCGCATCTACCGCAAGCAGCGCACCCGCCGAATCATCAGGCGCAGGCTGCCGGCTCCGTGCGACCAGTGCGTGGTGCGCAACTGGAGAGAGCCAGTATGAACGCCGTACCGCTGGATCCGCTGCCCGAGGGGCCGCTCGAGCCCGAGTACCCGCAATGGCGCCTCTGGGAGATCGCGGAGAAGTATACCGACCACTGTGAGGACTACGGCGACTGGCAAGACGACTACGCGGATTCAGTCGGGATATCCCGGCACGGAGAACTCTGACATGTCACTTTTTCAAAAGGCGGATATGGGCCACAGTCATCTGAAGGCCGGCATCATGGGACTTGCCGGCGCCGGCAAGACGCACACGTCAACGCTGATCAGCATCGGCCTGATCAACTTCATGCGTGAGCGCGGAATCCAGATGAAAGGACAGGCGGCGTTCATCGACACCGAGAATGGCGCAGCGTGGGTGTCTCCTCAATTCAAGGCCGCCGGTATCGAGTTGATGGTTGCGCGCACGCGATCCCTGTCCGACCTTCGGGATGGTATCCGCTGGGCCAGCCAGAACGCTGATGTCCTCATTATCGATTCGATCACGCATTTCTGGACGATCTTCTGTGACGAGTACGCCACACGGAGGGGCCGCAAGCGTGGCCTGGAATTCTCCGACTGGCGCGCAGTGAAGCAGGACTGGCGCGAGAACTTCACGGATCTGTATCTCAACTCACCACTGCACATCATCATGTGCGGCCGGCAAGGGTACGAGTATGACATGCAGGTCAACGACGCTGGCAAGAAGGAACTGGTGAAGACCGGTGTCAAGATGAAGGCCGAGGGTGAGACCGGCTTCGAACCTTCCCTCTTGGTGCAGATGGAGCAAGAGCAGCTCCTGAAGGATGGCTCCGTCATCGGCGTCGAGCGCGTCGCATATGTGCTGAAGGATCGCTCTACCAAGCTCGACGGCCAGACACTCCGGAATCCAGATTTCGCTGCGTTCCTGCCGCATATCCAGGCATTGGATATCGGCGGCACGGGCGTGGCGATCGATACTTCTAGGAACAACAGCGAGCTGTTGACAGAGGAAGGCGACACCGCCTGGAAGCATCGCGAGACCCAACGAGAGATTGCGCTCGAGGAAATCGCCGAAGAACTCGCCAAGATGACGCCGGGCCAGACCGACGCAGCGAAGGCAGCTCGAAAGAATGCATTCGAGAAGTACTTCGGCACGCGGTCTTGGAAGGCGATCGAGCAGTTGAAGCTGCCCGATCTGCAGGCCGCACGCAATCGCATCTGGCTTGACTCGCGCGGACACCCCTACGGAGTACAGGCTCCGGCCGCGAATGCGGCGGAGAAGATTGACGGCGACGACAAGATCCCACACGAGACCCCACAGGCTGCAGCGTGAGCCATCCGCCGAGTCTGATAATTCTTCACAAGAGGTTCTGTCGTGCGTGCAAGTGCTATCGATCAGTTACTCACGGGTGCCGAGCGTGGAAACGAGGATTCGTCTGCGCCGCATGCGTCGAGGCGGGGCACTGAGATGAGTGATATCGCCGCAGTGGCCGGTCAACTGATGGGTTACAGCACTCTTGCCGACGGGACGTTGCGGATCAAAATCGATCTGCCCGAGACCGAGACCAAACACTTCCACGACCTGTTCATGGTCCACGGCCAGGTAGCTGTCGCCCCGATGAATCCGGTCGCGCTCGCTGCACAGAAATCCCCAGAAGAGTACGGCGAGAACGCAAAGGCTCTTTGGCTTTCGGGCTTCTTCGGTGTTCCTGAAGTCTGGAAAGCCGCAGGCAGCGATGATGAATTTCTCGCGTTCGTGCGCACACAAAAGTGTATCGCTAGAAATGGCGCTCACCGCTGCGATGGCCCGATCCAAGCCGCACACGTTTGGCGCCTGCGGGACGGCTTCGGAAAGGGGGTGAAAGGTCCATATGCAGCCGTCCCGCTGTGCGCACTTCACCATCAGGCGCAACACAATTCTGGTGAGGACGCTATCGGCGGCCGCTCCTACATGGAGCAGCAACGCTACGAGACCGTCCGCGAATGGGTCTGGTCTGTGATGAAAGACGACATCGGCGTCGCCAGCATGCGGGACGCGCCGCCTATCAAAGTTTTGGCATGGGCTCAGACGAAAGGCATCGAACAACACTTGCCGGCTGTATACCGAGAGGTTGTGCCGGCCTAGGGGGACGTATGTTGATACTCACGAGGCGTGTCGGTGAGTCCGTGATGATCGGGAATGATGTGACTGTCACGGTCCTGGGGGTCAAAGGCAATCAGGTGAGGGTAGGGATCGAGGCCCCGAAATCCATCACCGTCCACCGCAAAGAGATCTACGAGCGCATCCAGCGCGAGCAGCAGATGAAGGACTGGCACGAGAGCAACCGGCTGTAGCTGGTGTTGGCCGAACAGCAAGTTATTTCACAGGTGAATCAATGACACTGGAATTCCAAGAATTCGAGAAGATCTCCAGGCTCAACCGCGAGGTCATCGTCAGCGAAAAGATCGACGGCACCAACGGCCAGGTGCACATCCGGCCGGCTGAGGGTTCGCAGCTCGAGATGGGCTACGACATCCAAGTCGACATCGGGGGCGTACCCCATTACATGCGGGCTGGCTCGCGGAATCGCTGGGTGCTCCACCTTGGGACGGACGACAACAACGGCTTCGGGCGCTGGGTCCACCAGCACGCCCACGAGCTTGCCGCGCTCGGTCCTGGCGCCCATTTTGGGGAATGGTGGGGCGCGGGTATCCAGCGCAAGTACGGGCTCACCGAGAAGCGCTGGAGCCTGTTCAACGTCGGTCGGTGGGTCCAGGCTGGCGGGGCGCCCCTCCAAGAGAAGCAGGCGTATGCGCCCGCCTGCTGCCACGTGGTGCCGATTCTCTCGGTCGGCATTGGCTTCGATCCGGTGATTGCTGGACTGACATGGTTGCGCGAGAAAGGCAGCCAGGCGGCTCCGGGGTTCATGAAGCCCGAGGGTGTGGTTGCCTTCCATACCCACTCGCGCACGCTGTTCAAGGTCACGCTGGAGCGCGACGAGGAACACAAGTCGCAGAGGGCTGCGTGATGAACGGTGAGCATTCCAACACCCCTGCTCCGCTCCCCACTGAAACGGCGAGCATTCTTCCAGCGACCCTGGATGCTCTGCAACGAGATGCGGCCCGGTACCGCTGGTTGCGGGAGCAGGCCCATCCGCTCGAGTCCCAGCACGGCGCCGGAAAGTCCTGCTATCACACGGTCAGCGGGGTCCGCGAGCTGAAGTCAGGAGTCGAGCTCGACGAGGCCGTGGATGCCGCCATCGAACAAGCGGCCAAGAACGCCCAGGCCATCAAGCAGCTAATGCTCTTCTACTGCGTGGGCTCCCTAGAAGATCTGATTCTCGCCCAGGATCGGCACATCGAGAACCTGCAGGCCAAACTTCCAGACATCGCACACTTCAGGCCGCAGAGAGTGAGGGAGGGTTAACCGATGTCTGAAGACCAGAAGCTCGGCATCGAGAGCGCATTCCCCATCACGCCGCCCGTGGACCCGAATGGCCTCGGCTCGGCCGGCGGATATCCCTACCCCGAGTCTGGCCTCACCAAGCGCGAGCTGTTCGC